TATAACTCAGCTATCATACTAAAAAAAGAGGGAAGCAGCAGCCGCCACTTCCCTCTACTTATTCTAGATCAGAGATGCTTAGCCTTGTGCGGCTAACTTGGCAAAATAGTCAAGTGTATCACCATCATCTTCTGTGTCTAGGCTAACGTCAGTATCTTCCTTTTGAGGAGCATCTGCAGCTGCAGCAGGTGCATCGACTTTCGGCGGAAGTGTCTCGTTAAGCTCGACTTGTGTATCGGTCGAAAGTGTATTAGCTAAGTTCTCTTCTCCAAGAACTTCATACAGCTTCTTCTTTAGATCAGCATAAGACTTATAGTTGCCTTCGCTAACGAACTCCTGCAGTCCATGGATAGTACCATACACTGCCTCAAGCTTGCTTTCGTCACCACCAAATAACTCTGTTGGTGCTTCGAACTCTGACTTATCATAATTACGATAGCCTTCGAAGTTGCGAATTTTAAGCTTGAAGTTAGCTCCACCCCAGAAATCGAATGGATTAACTGGCTTTTCATCTTGGAACTGTGGCTGCATAACATCCATTACCTTATCCATGATCTTCTTACCATACTTATAAAGGAATACCTTACCTTCATTTTCAGGATTAGCAGAATCAGAGACAACAAGAATGTTAGAGACGTGGTGTAGACGACGCTTACGCATACGTGCAAGGTCCTTATCTTCTTCACGACCAGTATTCCATAGCTGTGAATTCATCTCACTTACTGGGTCATTTTGACCAATAGAAGTGAGAGAGTTTTCGATATACCAACGACCAGTTGGACCTTTAAATCCATGATCCCAATATTTGATCCACGGAAGATCTTCACCTTCAGCCGCGGGTAAGAAGCGAATAACGGCATAACCATTACCTGCTTTGTCTACTGTTGGTGCCCAGAATCGATCATCTCCATAAGACTTCTTTTCAGAGTCTTTAGAAGCTGCGTTAATTAGCTTATCGATTGCTGCTGCACGATTTTGTTTTAGGTTTGCGAATGACATATTATTTTTTTGTATTTTAGTTATATATTATTGTATTGCGATGTATTATTAATACCAACAAACTCTATATTATACTGATTATGCTCTGATGTAAACAATAGAATGATTCTCTCACGATATTTATTTTCATTCTCACTAATCAATGGAATAAGGAACGGTTGGTATTTTCTTAGTATAAGAAGGGTAGATTTCATGATACCTAATGGATCATTCAATTTACTCTTCAGGCTTTTGATAAAACCTACAAAATGATCTATAATTGCGAGAGTATCGGGTGATACTCGTTGACTCATATAAAGATTAAGTAGGAGATTATCAGATTTGTTAGAGTTTGGTTTACATACTCCATCAAAGTCGAGGTTATATTTATAAGCTTGCTCGCGTATAAATTTTATTTCATTTTGAAAATTATAATAAAGAGCTTGTCGGTATGAATCACGTTTCTCATGAATATCATCTGTCATATCTCCGATCCACATTTTCTCTGCCATTATATTGTCAACAAAGAATAACTTCAAGTCATCTGCATTCGAATATCGACGAGCGATTTTATCAAAAAAATACCGATCTCTCCTTTTTTCAAATGAGGATTGCTTTAAGTTTGCTCTAAAGTTATATTTAAATGCATCATATTTCTCTTGAGAAAAGTGCAATTTAACAGAACTGTAAATGCAATATGCTTGATATCCATTCATGCGTTAAAAAGAGAGGCAGTAGTTCTCTTAATAATATTACGGTTCATAGCTTCTGCTTCAAGCTTAACCTTGAGTGGACCTTTAACGAGCTTTGCCATATCTTCAGGATCGATCATTCTTTGTTCGCACAAATGACAGATAGCTTCTGCATATGACATATTATCTTTATGAACTAACATTTCGGTTTGGAATGTTAACTCTTCGCGTGTCATCGAGATTTTGATTTGTATTTTTTTAGCCATTATATTGTTTTGAGAATGAGCGTCTGATCGTTTACACGTCCATTAGCAGGTTTGCGCTTAGTCTTTAGTTCATCAATGATCTTATGGCTTCGCTTTTCGGTTTGTGTTACAATTGCGTTGAGTATATCATTTGGTTTCCTGAGCGTCATACTATAACTTCGTGATTCATCGAAGTTCTTTAACGTGGAACCTTTCACAAATATACCATCTGTAGAATTACACTCATACACTGTTAGCTTACGATATTTGATATTAAAGGTATAGACCTTCTTCGACCCAGGGATTTGTACTGGAGATACAGATGTGATAGCATACTCGTCAGATTCGCTTAGGTAATTCAATGATTTTACTTGCTTATCAGCAGTCTGAACCTTTTTCTTACGTGGCTTACGAGCATTTGTATGTGTAGCTTTGTACTTCTGCATCTGAGAGATCATCTTATCAAGCTCTTTGATTCGATTACGAATACCTGCTTTGGTCAGATGTGAATAGCCTTCGACACAGTCAGTATCACCGTCAACTGCTCCAGAAAGCTCTGATTTTTGGAACTCAAGCCATTCATCAACGTATTTAAGACCTGCAGCTGGAATGGAGTTTTGTTTAAGAGATGTATGGAGATTAATGCCAGTCACCTTTACTTTGTCATTGATCCAATCATCAAGCATCCAATCAAGATCACGGTTCACAGTTGTCTGTACCTTATTACGTAGTCTATCGATAGGACTTATATTAGGTCCTTTAACAGTTGGCTTATCATCAGTGTCTTCATCGTCTACGACTTTGAATCCAGCGAGCAATCCATCGATCTCTTTCTTAACAAAGTCAAAGTCATTATGAAGCTCAGGGTTTGAATATCCTGGTTTTTCTTTATAATATTCCATGGCTCCATCACAAGTAGGTAACATACCATTGTTCATGGCTCTACAGAGTTTGGATGTCGTTACTGAGGGAAGTGTATCTCGCAAGCTTTTTATATACTTAATCTCTTCCTTCGTATATTTGTTATTCTTCATCCACTCAAGAGCAAATGCCTTTAGATCTTTGGCACTTAAGTAGTAATTATAGAAACCAAACATACGATTTCGATTTGTCATAAACTTAATAGGGTCCCAGTTTTCACATCCGTCCCATTGAGGTTCTTCGCCAGTATATTTTGAATCGTTTGCGATAACGCGATTATATTTATCAAGTACTTTAGCCATAATTTTATTCGCTTAGATCTACAAGTGAGTCAGCAGTGTGTTTTGTCATGAATTCGAATTCTTCTTGAATATCGTCAAGAGATGCTTCTTTAGGTGCAAAATCCACGTAATCTTCTATAACCTTAGGTTTTGCCTTAGCAAGGCGTCCTCGAGCGGGCAAACCCTTTCGTTGCCGATCAAGGCGCTTAACTGTCTTTTTAATAAATGCGAGTCGCTGTTTTTCTGTCATAATGTAATACTATATCAATTTGAGTGGTTTGTAAATAAAATAATTAACGGCATCGGTTACATCCACCGCATGGTTCTGTGCGATGATGGCTAACTTTCCTCCAATATCCTTCACGTACGACAAAAGGATTTCCGTATACATCATAATTATATACTGGTTTTACCCACCTGTCTTCATAATACGTATAAGAACGAGTACAGTTCACAACTCTTGGAGTAAGAACACGCGGGGGTGGGGCATATCCTCTATTAGGTAATGTGACTGTTTTTTGACGATTAAGAATTCCACCAGTAACTCCTGATACAACGCCAATCAGCGCTCCAGTTTCTCCGTCGTTTTCTCCTGTATTATTGCCAATGACTCCACCAATGACACCTCCCACAACTCCATCTCGAATAACTTCATTGAGTTGGTATTGTGCGTGAGCTGTAGATGCAATTGTGATTGCTCCGATTAATGCTGCTGTTATTTTTGTTTTTTTCATATTGTTTAATTTGATTATGTATATATTATACCATATATACGATATTATGTACATATGTTTATTCTGATGTAGGTCAACACTTTGTGTAACTTAATATAAAAACTTTAGAAAAGTGCGAAATTATTTAAAAGTTGTTTATGATAAATTTATATGTACGCTGATTACGATCTTTAATTTCGTGACGTTTACCATTAGCATCCTTATAGTAACGCTTATATTCATTAATCATCATTT